GAAAAGGTGACTGCTAAGCTGGGTGGTGCTGTAACTACTCCTACTGCTCCGACGGTTATGCCGACTGAGCCGTCTACCGGAAATGACATTGTATATACCGTGAAATCCGGTGATACTCTGTCCAGTATTGCGTCTAAGTATGGCACTAATTACCAGAAACTTGCTACCTATAATGAAATTTCTAATCCGAACCTTATTCATGTGGGTCAGAAGATTAAGATTCCGTCTACTGCCTGGACTCCTAAGGTCGGTGACATTGTCAACTTTACGGGTAATCGTCATTATACCAATCAACGTGCAAATCACGCGCAAGAATATCAAGCAATGCTTCGTCCAATTCGTCAATGTGCGGATAAATCAGCGTAAGCCGCGCAAGCTGTATATTCTGCTGAAGCTCTCCGGCTATCGCTCGCCCAAGAGCAAGCATTGATTTGTCATTCTTCAGCGGTTGAGGTAACGCACGCGTGAAATCCACGTTGTACACGGTGTTATTCATCTTCTACACCCCCGTATATAACGTTTTCGGTTTTCAATATAGCAACGGCATTGTCCTCAATTTGTGTAAACGCGGGCGCTCTTATTTCAAGGCGCTTTATTCCCGCGCTCATAAGCATTTCACTTAATTTTGACGGGTTAATGTCACGCCCCATTTTTTCAGACTGCCATTTTTTGAAATTCTCCAACGCCGCCTTGACGTTCTGCTGAATAATGGCGGTACTGCTTTCGCTTTGTGAGGGGATATAATAAGTAACGTCGATATTGTAATTGACAATATCGGGTGCGGACACTTGCACATAATCAGTAAAGGGGCGCACCTTGTCTGCGTTGACTGTATCAAGTACAAGCTGAAGCATTTGGTCGTCCGGCACTTCTCCGTTTTCAAGCAATATCCGAATATCCACAACGCCCGGTTCGGGGCTTGTCGGCTTAACGTCTGTAATTCTTGCGCTTGCGGTTTTCGCCCAATATACATATGCGCCGAACGGTCCCGCCGTGGAAAATGCTTCCATACTATCCCGCAAGCGTTCATAAAACGCTTCGTCCGTTTCCTTATCCGCGCCGCCGTCCGTAGTTGTGATATTTTCAACCTCTTCATAGAATGGGAAAAGGTCTACAATCTGCGAAATCTGCCCCGCAACAAATCCGTTGCCCTTTGCGCCTATTGTGATTTCTTTTCCCGTCACGGGGTCGATTTCCGTTGTTATACATTTCGCCGCCGCGTCTGCATATAATTCACCCGGCGGAATCGTGGCTGTTTCGGTCGTTTCAAAGATTATTTCCCCGTTTATCGTTGCACGCGTTCCAAGCGGAACGACTTGCGCGGAAGGCTGAACCGCTGAAATATGAAAGCGCAAAGTTGTTGTTGCGGGTTGCGCTTGTAGCCGCTCGGTATCTTTGAAAAGCTCTGCAAGCGAATCCAAATAATCACCTTGCGCATAACGCGGAACGTTCTGCTTTGCAGATTCGTTTATTATAATGCGTTCTTGCATTATAATTTCCGCAATCCATAATATAAAAAGCCTTGCGGGGTCAGCGGGGTATAATGTTCTTCCCGTAAACGCTTCATATGACATTATAAGGTTGTTGACAAGCGTTTCGGTGTTTGTGTCAACAAAACTTATGTCGGGATATTTCTTATTCGGCATTTATTTCCACCTCCAAGCAAGGATGTAATTTCCCCGTGGATTCGTCCCTTTCAAACGATATACCCACGATTTCCGCCCGCGGCTCATACCGTTCAATTGCTTCGTAAATCTCCGCGACAAGCAAGGATTCGGCAACGGGCGTCGGCTTATCAATAAAACCGCCCGAAAGCCCAAAATCACGATACAGCGGCGCGGTTTTCTTTATGGTCTGCAAAATCATTGAAAGATTTTGCAATATTTCTTCTATCAGCGTTGCGGGCGCAAGATTTATTTTAATCGGCTCGCTTGCTGTCACGCTGTAAGACATTGTATCACCTCCCCGCGTATGCCGTAAGCGATACGTTGACGTTTGCAATAAGAACGTTTCCCTTGTTGTCTATGCGGTCATAATCGGTCGACAGGCTTGTTATAACCCAATTTCCGTAACTCTGCCGCCCTATTACAAGGTGCATTATTCTTCCCGCGCGTTTTGCCGCTTGCAAGCTCGATATTTCGGCTTGCGGGTCAACGCCCAAAAAAGCGGAAAGCGCCATTGTAAAGGTTATTTTGTCGGGGTCATTGCCCGTGAATTCAAGCAATGTGTCTTTCAAGTGGCGGTTGTGGCTTGCGTATTTCGCCGAACCGCTGCGCTTCAAGTCGTCAAAGGTCTTTACCTGATTTGTCGATACAGAAAACACAACGCCGCCCAACGTGCCAATTGTAGCCATTTAAATACCTCCCAACACAAAGCCGTCACTTTCTCCGTTCGGCAAAAATAAGCAAACCACAAATTGCCCGATATACGGCAACCACGGGTAAACCGTCACGGTCTGCCTATGCTTTTTATATTCGATAATACCATTAAGCGGGCATTCCGAAGCCTTGCCCGTGCAAGATACGGGAATCGGGCTTCCCTCGTTGATAGTTTCCCGCTTTTCGTATTTGATTATTTTTTCGTTTTTGATAACGTCTTTCATTTCGGCGTATTCTTTTTTTACATAGGATTCACCCAAACCAAGCGTCCTATCGTGCGAATTGTATTCCGTTGAATAGTCCCATTTTTCTTCGCTGCCCAATTCCTCAACCCATTTTTCAATAGTTATAAGCGGCTGATTCTGAAGCACTTTCAACGGTCCCGAAATCAAGGGATTTCCGTCCCCGTCCAACATATCCGCAAACTTAACGCGCACGGTGCGCGAAGCAATATCAACGGAGCTGACGCTTCCCGCTCTTACAACTTTGTTTAAAATCGCTTTTGCGTCCATTTCCATATCAATATCCCTCCAATATGCGCCTTAATTTAACTTGTGTTGTGTAGCCGCTCCCCGTGACATTGTGGGTTGCTGTTTCAACGATATATTTTTCGTCAAACATTCCGAATCCCTCAACCTCAACGGTAACGCCCGCGACAAGCGAAGCGTCGCCAACAAGCGAAAATTCCGCCGAACACTCGGACTTGTTTTTTTGCCGTAGCCGTTTCATAGCCAATTGCCGCGCTTCCTCTCGGGTGTTCACTTTTTCGTTGATTTCCAACGTCTGCCCGCTCTTGTCGCTGTCGCGCGGCGTGTATGTGTATTCTATTGTTTGGTTGTTTGACGGGTTTGTATAAATGACGTGGCACTTGCCGTATTTCGCGTCGTTCGCCGCCGCCGAAAAGCGGTAAGATGTAATATCAGCTTCGCCGCGCTTTATTTTACGCACCGCGTCTTTTTGCTCATATTCCGCCGCGTCAAACAGAACCAAGAAACGCGCGGACGCTTTCAAAGCAATTCCCGCGTCCTTGCATAACCCTTGCAAAAAAACAATGTCGGATATTTGAACCTGTTCGCGGCGCGTATAATACGGGTCGTATTCAGATTCAAACATACACTTCATATTGTTTTTTTGCGCAATTTCATTTGCGATAGTGGACAATTTAACGCTTTCCCAAGCTCGGGATTTCTTTTCGTTCCGAACCGTGGACGTGTGCGGCAATGACGTTGCTTTAATGGACGCTTGCCCCGGCGGTCCCGAACAATCCAAACTATCAATTTCAAAAATGCCGCAATCAAGCACTTTGTCTTTGCCGTCTGTTTCCCAATTCTTTTGAATTATCACCGCCGCAATTTCCGCACCCAAAATAGAACCGCTTCCATCGCTCCCGCTACTGTCCGAATCGCTTTCACTGCCTGTCGCTGATGAAGCGCCGCCGCTTATCTGCGATTAGTCCACCCACCCATAAACATTTGACGAAGTGCCTATAAGGTGATACGGGTGCGGCGCTCCCTTTGCGATATTGGTTATTTTGGCTTTCCCCGCCGTGCGGTTTCCGCCTGTCGGTGTAGTCGCCGTGGAGCTTACATAATGCGTGCCGCCGCTGAAGTCCACTTCGTCCCCGATACTGTATTCACCGCCGCCCGCTTCTGTAACCGTTTGTTTCGTGTCCGATTCGGACACGTCCGAAAACCAATCGTTTATCCAAACACCTTCGCGATCGTCGAGCGAAATTTGCAAATCGTCTGTTTTATCCTCCTCGTGGTCTGTATAGGTCAGTTGCAGAAGATATTTATTCATATCGGTGCTTATATCCACGCCGTCAATTTTAACGACAATTTCCGTGCGCCTTGCAAGTCCGCGGTCGCTCATTATTTATTCGCACCTCCTCTTTTCCACGGCGGCAACCCCGAAGCGGCGGGGATCTCCACTTCGGGAATCGTCAGGGGAACGCCCGCGGAGAAAAATAACAACATCTTTATATTTCAAATTGCTTTCAATAAGCGCGTGTGTATACATTTCGCTTCCAAGCGTCTTGAAAGCTATCAAGTCCCACATATCGCCCGAAATAGTTGTATACTGTTTAAGCAAAACTCATTCTCCTTTCGTTCTCCCGCTCTTGCCGCAAGAAATCCTTGAACATCTGCATTAACTTTTCGTTGTTCTGCTTTAGCTTTTCTTCCAAATCTCCCGGCTTGTCGCCCTCAACGTAAATTGTGGGGTTGTAGTTAATTTCAAATTTCGTTTCGCCGCTCGACGTTGGAATTGTCGAAATGTCAGGCTTTGCCGCTTCTACACCGAATTTCTCAACCGCCGCATTTTTTACAGCGCCGATAAATCCGCCGACACGTTCAATTATCGTTGCGGGGCGGGGTGCGTTCTGCTCTGTCGAGTTTATTGCCTTTGCCTTGTTGATGTTGTCAAGAATCGTGGTTGTTTGCGCCGCTGTAAATACTTTGCGCCCTCTTGCACCCGTTACCAATTCGCCGCCCTTGCCGTTTACATCGCCCGCAATGAATGTGTCGGGCGTGGAATCCGAGCCGCTCTCAAATTGTGGAATATCCGCGTTGACATTAACATCTTTGTTTCCTCCGAAAAGACCTCCGAAAAAGTCAGCTATCGCGCCGCCTACGCCCTTGAAAAAGTCGATAATGCCGCCGACCGTACCCGTTATGGTGTCCCAAATACCTTTGAAAATGTCAGCAATGCCGTTCCACGCCTTGCTCCAATCGCCCGTGAATACTCCTGTAATAAAATCAATAATGCCTTTCAAGATACCCGTTACTGATTCGATTATGGGCTTCAACGCTTGTATTGCCGCGCCCAAAACGCCGCTAAATAAATCTGCAAGCAATTGAATGACAGGCATAAGCGCTTGCAGTACTGACATCAGAATTGGCAAAACTGCATTTATCAAATCTTTAATCGGTGGGAGCAGTGTTTCTATTACCGTTATAATTATCGGTAACACGTCTTTGACTAACTGTGATATAATCGGCATTAACGCTTGCAAAAGCGTTGTGATTATTGGCAAAACGTCCGTTATTATGCTTGTGAGAATTGGCAAAATCATTGTTATAATGTCAAGTATCACGGGCAACAAATCTTTTACAAGCTGACATATTATCGGAACAAGTTGGTTTATCAGTTCAATAACAACGGGCAAAATCGCCGTTATAATCTGCCCCAAAAGCGGCGCAAGGTCTTGTGCTGCCTTGATGATGAGCGGCAACATTTCCTTTCCCAACTCTTTAAATTGTTCTACTGCTCCAACCAATACGGGCTTCAGTTCCTCAAAAGCCGTTTTGAATGGCTCAATAAAGCGCGAAATATCATTCCCGGTTAGCTTTAACAAAGCTATTGAAAGCGCGGAAATAATTGCAACTATCGGCATTGCTTTTCCAAACAACCCGCCGAATAAGCCGCCTAAAGATTTCAACGGTCCGCCGACAACTGCACCTACGCTTTTCCCTAAACTTGAAAAAACTCCGCCGATTTTACCAAGCGGTCCCGCCGCAATTTTACTTCCCAAACTGCTGAATGTGCCGCCGATTTTACCGAAAACATTCTTAAACGAATTTCCGATAAATCCAAAAGATTTACTAAGCGTACTGCCAATTTTACCGAAAATCTTTATTTCCGGACCGCCCGCAAGTTTACCAATTGCCGCCCGCACACCACCAACAGAGCTTTTGACATTCTTGAAATAGCCCGCAATCGACTTTCCGAACGCGGTAAATTTGCCGCCGCCCGTAACTGCCGCTGCGGCGTTTTCCGCCATATTAGTGCGAAGCCCTAAGAACGATTTAACAACCTCTAAAACTCCGCCCTTCATCTCCAAAAATCCGAGTTTGCCCGCAAGACTGCCGACTTTCAATGCGGCAAGTCCGCTTGCAACCTTGACAATTTGCTTGATTACTTCGGGGTTGTTTTGCGCAAACTCGTTGGCTTTGTTGAGGAATTCCGTTACTTTTTGAACGGCTGTTCGTAAATTCGGCAAAAACATTTCGCCTATAGTGGTCGCCAATCCGTCCCAAGCCGATTTTGCAAGTGTAATATCGCCGTTTAGGTTGTCAAGACGGATTCCCGCCATTTTCTCCGCTGCGCCGTTAGCGTTGTATATCGCGTCTGCAAGTTTGGTGTAGTCCTCGCTACTTGCGTTGACAATAGACAAAAGCCCCGCCATTGCTGTTTTGCTTGCAATTGCTTCAGCTTCTTGAATTTTGCCTGCGTCCGTCATATCTTGTATTGCGTCCTGAACGTCCGCATACAACGCCGCTTGCGTTTTCAAGTCGCCGTTTTCATCATTAAGCGCAATTCCCAAACTTTGCGCCGTGGCTGTAAGGTCTTTTTGCATTTCTAACATATCGGAATCGGACACGCCATTAAATGCGGTTCGTAAATCCCCGACTATGTCTTTGAGGTCGCGCATTTTGCCGCTTGCGGTTTGTGTAGCAACTACCAATTCCGAACCGTCTTTTTGCGCGATTTTCAATTCACCCGTTAGCGCTGTGAATACTTTTCGTAGCGACGTACCGCTTTGACTTGCTTTTATTCCCGAATTAGCCATAAGTCCAAGCATAAGCGCCGTGTCCTCAACTGAGAATCCGAAAGAACCCGCAAGAGGAGCGGCGTATTTGAACGATTCGCCAAGCAAAGCAACGTTTGTGTTTGAATTTGCCGCCGTTGCCGCCAAAATATCCGTAAAATAATTAACGTTGGAAATCCCTTTTGTTGTCCCGTCCGCCGCCAAGCCGAACGCCGTCATTGCGTCTGTTACAATGTCGGAAACGGTTGCTAATTCCTCACCCGAAGCCGCCGCAAGGTTCATAATTCCCGGCAAACCGTTAATCATTTGTTGGGTTTTCCAACCCGCCATACCCATATATTCAAGAGCTTGCCCCGCTTCAACCGCCGTGAATTTTGTGGTTGAACCCATTTTCTTCGCAAGAGCGTTCAACTTTGTCATATCGCCCTCAATATCATCACTTGAAGTGCTGATTAAGGCTTGAACCGTTGACATCTGCTCTTGAAGATTTGCCGCGGGGGTAATAAACCCTTTATAAAAAGCCGCTCCCGCCGTTCCAACAATGCCAACCGTTTTTAAAAGCTCGCTTTTGGTTGCGGAAATAGCCGCTTTGTTTTGTTCAATTGCTGAATTTACGCGTGCGTAATCCTGTTGCGCCTGTTGCACGCGTCTATAAGCCTTTTCAAGTTTTTCGTTCTCTTGCGTCAGCTTGTCGGTGTTTGTTCCCGTTGCTTTAAGCTGTTGCGAAAGCTCCGACAGTCTTTGCTCCTGCTCCTTGATTTTTTCATTAGCGCTTGATGTTGCGCGTTCGTTGTCCTTGATTTGGCTTTTCAGTTTGCTTTTTTCGTTCCGTGTGTTCTGCAACTGCCTTTGAAGCTGTTTATATTCCTCGGTGTCCTTTCCCGTGGATTTCTCACTTGCCGCTAAAGCCTTTTGCAGTTCCTTTTCTTTCGCCGCGGTCTGCGAAAGTTCGCTTTGAAGCGCATTGTGCTTTGTTTCGTATTCCTGAACCTTTGCTTTTGTCGTGTTTATCGCTTCTTGCGTTTTCTTGTATGCCGAAATATCGCCCTGAACCTTTTTCAGATTTGAAAGGGTGCTTTGTAGCTTTTTGGTCGTTGACATTGCCGCTTGAAAGCTCGAATTGAAGCTTGAGCCAATCGCCGCAGACAACTTCATTTGCAATTCATATTCTTTGCGTCCCGCCGCCATTTGCTCACCTCCAAACGTTGAAATAAATTCGGGCGGTGTTACCCGCCCGAAAACTGTTATTTCTGCTTTCTATCTTCCCGAATAGCCGTGATTATGTTTTCACGCCAATAAAAAAACTCATTTAATGATAAGTCAAGAAAAAAAGTCATTGGCGTGTGCGATTCCCGCGCAAGTCGGAAAATGTCTTTTGCAAGCCAACCGGCCGAAGTTTTTAATCCTCCGAACTGTTTATCAAAAAATTTCGCGCCGCGTTTGTAATCTGGTTAAAGTCACGCGCGGGCATTGCTTCCAACGCGTCGCTCCCAATGCCGCCCGCTTTGCTTGCCATTTTGCACAAGTAATTTCGTGACAAAAGCGGGTCAATCGCGTATTCGTTGCTTGCCTGCATTTCGCTTTCGATTTTAAGCATATCGCGCCCCGTCAGCTTTCCGAAATAGAAGTTGATTGAGGTGTATTTGTTGCCCTCATACTCAAACGGCTTTTTAAACTTGTGAATATAGGTGTCTGACGCGCCCGTATTCGCGTTTTTGTCGGCGGGCAATGGTGTTTCATTACCCGCGCCGTTCGTTGCGTCTGCGGCGATTTCTGCGCCCTCTACGTTGATTGTGTTCTGCTTCTCAAAGTTCATAATTCAAATCCTCCGTCAATTATTTTCCGAGTGCCTTACGCACATCTTCAAGCCAATCCTTTCCGTTGACAAAGTAAATGAAATTAAGTATATCAATTTCAAGAACCTTTTCACCGTCAATCCACGTTGCCCAATAAGTAGCGGCATATTCGCCGCTTGCGTCCGCGGGTGAAGCGGGCGCAACCTTGCCGGGCGACAACTTTTTTGCTCTGACAATCAAAACGTGCTTTACCCTTGTTACGTCCGTATTGCCCGAAGTGTTCTCCGTGGACTGCTGTGCAACACGCAAATCTATTTGGTGGTTGCAAGGCTCTAACAGCTTAATTGCGCTTTTTACAAGCGTTCTGAAATTAAGCGTCAGCGTCATTGCTTCCAAATGTCCGCGTGCAACGCTTTCAAAAGTGCCGTTTATTCCCGCACCCTTGACTTCGTTTGTGATGTTTGAGATTTCGGGCAAAGTAACTTCTGCCATTCCCAAAAACTCCGTACCCTCTTCATAGACCGCAAAGTTTATGACGGTTTCATCTACCTTTGGCATAAAATATCACCTCCGCATTACGCCAATAATGCCGACGTCACATAAGACGTATCATATTCAAGCACGAATTCAATTTCCTTTGCGGGGCTGGGCGGCGTTAGGAATATGTGGAATACTGCCTTGCCGCTCATAAGTGAAACGGTGGTGTTTTCGCTCTCGTTAAACTCAACGCGCCCGCCTAACAATTTTTCCTCTGCAACAAGACCGTTCAGCCAAATATTAACGCTGTCAACGATACTGTCAATCAAGCGGCGGTTGAATTTGCTGTCGATTTTGCTCCAATATGTAAGCACAAGCGAATTGCTAACCCAACCGAACATACGCGAAACGCAAAGGAAATAATCTTTTACGTCTGTATTTGCAGGATAACAAGCCGTTTCGTTGCCCCACAATACAAAACCGCCTATGAAATTAAGCGCGGTCGTTACGCCGTTACTGTTGAGATAATTTGCCTGTGTCAAGTCAAGCAAAACTTCCGTGCCGTCCGCAAGAACGGCGCTGTCGATTTTCATTGTCTTGTTGGACGGGCTTTCAGCAGGACAACCGCCGTTGTTGGTGTCAACCGTTGCCATAAGTCCCGCCATTTGTACAGACAAATGGAAAACCCTGTCGCCAAGTCTGCACATAGGGAAGCAAAGCGCCTGTGCCTTATCGTTGATATTCTTTGCCTTTTTCCAAGCGGGAACATCTGCATAATGTTTTACGGCTGTTGTGTCAACGTCGATAAGCGCCTTTGCTTCAAATACGCCGTTAATGTTCGCCGCCTTTGTCGCCATAATTGCCGCAACCTCGGAATCACTGCTCCATTTGGGGCAAATCAGAATATCGGGGGCGATTCCGTATTTGGGGAACACGGCTTCAAGCAATTCAAAGCCCGAAGTTCTCTTTGTGTTTACGTCGAACCCGCCGATAATGTTTGCTTTTGTGACTTGTGACGGGTCAACCCTATCAAATTCAATTGACAATTCGGTTGTACCCGCGGGAATTGCGCCGCCGTCCAAGATTTCAACAACAAGCGAATCCCCGTCATACAGCAAATCATAATCTTCACCGCGCTTGTACTCCGCGATTTTGACGGATTCCGCGATAGTGTCAAACGGTAATGTTGCTTTGCCGTCAACAACGCTGTAATTTTCCGCCGCCACGCTGATTTTGTGCTTTGTGGGGTCAAGGACGTTTACAAAGAACACGGGAGAAGTTGCGTATAACTGAAAATGATTATACATAACTTCGCAAAGTGTGTATTTCTCCCAATTGTCCGAATACCCAAGAGCGCTTACGGCTTCGCTGTAATTGTTGCACATAATAGGTACGTTTACATTTTTGTATGCGTCCGCGCCGTCCACGGAATCAGCGCCCAACATATGCACGGGCGCTGTGCCGACAACAAATGTTACGCCGCTTGCCGCTGTTACGGGCGTTGAAAGAGACGTTGCAACCTGTCTTGTGCTTATGCCGTGATAGTAAGCCATTATTCAACAGCTCCTTTCTTAACCTGAATCAACAAGTCGTTATAGTACTTGCTTAAAACGTTACCGCCCGCGCTTATTTTGGCGCGGCTTTCCGACAGTTTGTCAACGGGGACAATGAGCTTGTCAACATTCGGATATTGTTCGATAACGTCTTTGTAGTATTCGGAAATTTCCTTGCGTGTGCCGCTTATAACCGTGTTGTTCATAAGTTTTGCACCGGGCAAGGACGGTCCGATATACACAAAATTTGTTGCTGTTTCGTTGCGCGGCTTATCGCTTGCAACGGGGGTTACGGGCGCTTCCGCGCTCGTTTTTGTGTCCAAATCGGACACAACGTTATTGCTGTTTTTAGGCATATAAATTTACCTCCCTTTTAATCGTGGGTATTCCCCAAATCGTCAGCATTTCACCGAAATAGTACGGTCCCGTTTCATCCGGGTAAATCGCATATTCAAGCGGCTTGCGAATCGTGAATTGTTTACCGATAACGCCTTTTTTAAACAGCGCGACACGAACCCTTGTTATTAGATTCAGCAAATCTATTGAACCCGCGCTCGCGTCCTCCGAATACGTTGCAAATACAATTCGGACTTTGCACGCGCTGTCGGGTTCTTTGCCTTGCTCCTGTTCGTCAATGCCCGTGAGTAACTGCAAGAGTATATAGGGGATTCGGTTTGTTTCCGCGTCCTTATTGGGTAAGCGCATTAAATGAACCTCCGCGGCACGGGTCAACAGTTCATTGTCTGCGTTATCAGCTTTCTTTTTGCCGCTCGGTTCGGGGAAAACCTTGTTATTTACGGGGCGCACCGACAAAATTATGTCCTTTGTTTGCTCCTCAATGAATCGTTTTAATTCATTCAACAATTCATTTGGTGTCAATTGCATTCCCTCCTTTAAGTGTAGCCGCTCAAAATGCGACTGATTTCGTGTTCAACGCGCTTGTCTATTGTGTCCATTGCCGCCGCCTGAACATTTTTAAGCACGTTGCCGTTTTCAACCATATGCGCCGTTGACGGTCCGAACAGTTGCTTTGATGATTCGCGGGCGCTTGTTTCACGCTCGAAAACTCCAACCCCGTAACCTAAATTTGCAACATAAGCGTGTATTAGGTGCGATTTTCCGCCGCCGTCGAGAACGGACGCGGAAACAGCTTTGCGCTGCGGTTGTTTTGGGGTAACGTTAAATTTAATAAGCGGAATAAGATTCCCGCCAAAAGTAATTGACGCTTCAAGCCTTGACGGTCCCGCCTTTGTGATTCCTATGTTTCGATTGCTTGTCAGATCGCCGTGCTTGATTTTGTAGGTTTCACGAACCGCCTTGCTTGATGTGCTTTTAACCGTGCCAACGGCACGATTTAGGACATTATAAATTGCATTTCGGGGCGCGTTTTTTAACCCTCCAAGCAATAAATGAATTCTGTCCATCTGTTCGCTTGTTATCTCAATCATTCTTCCAACAGCTCCAAATCAAGCGTTATTTCTCCAATGTCGAACGCGACTTGCACAATGTTATAGGAAACGCCGCCAATAACAATTTTTGTTTCCTTTCGCGGTACGATTTTCAAATCTTTGAACGATACGAAAGCCGTAACATCAAAAGCAAATGTGCCAACAGAATTATCGCCGCTCGCTTTCGTTCGTTCTTTGGCAATTTCGCTGTCAATCACAACGGGAATATCTTTGTAGATTTTCCCGTTGTATTCAACTTCCATTAAGTCCGCAAATTCCTCCGCGTTATGGAAAACGGCGGAAATGTCGCGCTCAATCTGTGCTTTAAAGCCGCTCATTACAGCACCTTTGCAACAAACCAACTGTCCACTTCGTGAGGAACGGGAAGCGGGTTGCTGCTAAGCTGTAAGAATCTGCGAATCGGCTTTCTTTCAATCCAAGTCGCGGGTACTCGCGGCGCTTCGACGGTCGCAAACGTTTCAACTCCGCCCTTGCTTTTCACGATAGTTACAGCGCCGTAATACATAGAATACGCCGCGCTTGTCGAAAGCAACGCAATCGTACCCGCGGGAACAATCGGCTTATTTTCGGGCTTTTCGGGGTTTGTCCAATCGTCCAAGAACCATTCATTGTATGTGTACAAATCAAGCCCCAAGCCCTGAAGCGTGCCTATGTATGTAACACCGCCCGGAAGCTCCCTCGGCTTTATTACAGCAAGTTCGTAATTCTTTACGTCAAGCAGCGATTTGATTTTCTCGTTGTTTACAAGCACGTCCGCCACGTCGTCCGACATAATGCAGATGTTACAATTGACAAAGCCCGTTTCCTGAACCTTTTTTCTCCAACGCTTAATGTCGGAAAGCGGGTCGCCGTCTTTGGCGTTCCACTTTTTAGCCGCCGCAAGCGTTTCTTTGTTGGTGAAGTTGAAATCAATCGTTTCATCAAGGCTTTCACCGACAACGGGAATTGTCCCCGTAAAAATCGCCTGTGCCGCCATCCACTCTTCGCGGCGTGTAATCATTTCGTCAAGTTCCGAATAGTCCTCCGCCATTTTCTTAACAGCACGCTGTTCGGGCGTAAGTCCATTGTAGAGCGATTCGCCCGCCGCTCTTTTCAGAATATCGTCAATCGTTCCGCCACCGCCGCCGTTTCCGTCACACGGTGCGCCGCTTGGAAGACTCTCGTCACCCGATCCCCCTCCTGTCCTGCTTATCGTCAGCGTTGCCTCCATATCGCTTGCCTTATAGTCGGGGTCTGCGCTTATAAACTTGGCTCTTACCGTATACAAGCCTATATTGAT